AGTTACCATCTTGTGCCATCTTCCATCCGGGTCTTGTATTAATAGATTCGTCAGAGGTTTGTCTAGCTTTTTCACCCGGTGGTAAGTCATCATAATAAGAGCCTATAGCCTTAGCCTTAGTAGTTATTTCAGCAGCAGGTATAGCTTCTACACCACCTTCTCCTTTTGTACTATCTAATTGTACAGAGGATGTTTTTAAACTGCCATCAACATCTCTATCACCAGTTAGCATAAGTCCTGTACCAGCAATAGTAGCAGGTATAGTAACAGCAGCAGCTTTAGCTACATCATCACCATCTATTCTTCTAAATCCCCTACCTTCAGGTTTATTACCTTTAGCTATAACTGTTTCTACTTTCTTAGCGTTGCCTGCTTTAGCAGCATTTCTAGCTGCTTGTGCTGCTATCATACCTTCAACAGTATTAGGGTTAAGTTTTTCTTTACTTACTGTTTTACTAGCTGCCTTAGCTTTAACAGCAGGTTTAGTTTTAGTAACCATACCATCTTGTTTAAACAAATCATCTTGTTTATTTTCTTTAATTGTAGATTTCTTTTTAATTGCTGACCTTCCTTTTGTAGATACTGCTCCTGCTACAGCCATTGCCCAAGGCGGTAAGTCCATAGCTTCTGCTGCCGAAGCAACCATGTCTTCAATAAGAGTGTCACCGGGAAATAACTCTTGTCTTAAAGGTAAGTCTTCATCATAAATCTTTTGTTCTTCATCAGTTAAATTAAGCAGCATACCTTGCTCACCTAAATCACTCTTAGCCATACGACTATCAACTACTCTACCAGTAGCAGGTATAGGTTTGTAAGCGTAGTCTTCTGCAATTTGCTGACCTCTAGCTACAAGACTATCTAAAGAAGCACCCATGCCATCACCTACTGCTCTGACTACAGACTCTTCTTCTTGTAAATCTTCAGCTAGTTTCTTTTCTCTAAGTCTTTCCATAAAAGCTGCTGACTTTTCAGCTTGAGTTAAAGGCAAAGCATCTATCTCTTCTGCTGAGGCTGCTATTTCTTGATTCATTCTGTCAATACCAGTAGGCATGCCTTCTATCATAGACATTACATCTGGGTCTATTTCTGGTTTTTCTCCTGCTACAAAATTACCTTGGATATCTCTGTATCCTGTAACTATATTCTCGCCCTTACTCTTGTACAATTCAGCAGCATCTACTTCAGGATATACTTCCTCCATGTAGTCTAGATACTCAGCATAGCTGTAGCCTTCTAGCTCATCTATGTTGTATAGAAACTGTTCAATTTCTGATTGTGATGGTATTCTTACTGCCATGTTTTTCTCCTGTTATAAATCTTCTGGGTCGCCATATTGAGGGAATCCAAAGAAACCCGTGAATGTTCTTTCAAATCTTTCTGTCCAAGTTAAGTCTTCATCTAGTACAGACTTACCTACAATAGGTATTGTTTTACCTAGTATCCATTTAGCATAATGCTGTGTGCCATCTTCTTCTACTAGTCTAGGACCAAGTGGCATACCTTTCTTAAGTGAGAACCATTGTTTATTAAACATAGCTTCTAAAGCTGTCTTTGGTACAACACTTGTCTTGTTCATAAAAGTATGTGTAGGATGTTGCAGCCAATGTATAGGCTCAGCAATCTGCTTAGAGATAACCATACTTTCACCATCTCCTAAGTCTAACTTACCACTATTTTCTCCAGTCCAAAAGTCCCATAAGCCTTCATAGCTTGGGTCTTCACTAGAGAAAGCTTCAGTCATTGCCCACCATAAAGCTGAAGTATACAATCCAGCTCTAGCTGAATAAGCAGCGTACATGTTCCATGCTTTAACAAAGTCTTGCGACTCTTTCATACCTTCCCAATTACCTTTATGAAATCTTTTAACCATAGCATCAGTAACCTTAGGTAATCCAGTAAAGGTTTTAGCTACAATTCTAATGTTAGATATAGTCCAGTCAGGTGCAAAGAGTCCTAAGTTTAACCACCTTCTTTTGTTAATAGGTATTAACTGTGCTGCTCTGTTAGCTATCTTACCTCTTATTTTATCAGGGTTTTTAGCTGCGTATTCATATAGTCTGGTAGTAAAGTTATTCCAATCTAAAGAACCAAAGGCATCGTTAGCAAATTCAGCAGCTCTTGTACCTGAGTAATTAGGATTAACACCAGCATCAATAAGTTTTTGTTTCTGCTTTAAGTAAACAGCTAGCTTAAATCTATCATGTAAATATTCCCATGTAATAGTATCTATTTTATCAAAAGCACCTATCATATATTTACCAGCAGGTCCAGCTCTATCAGCTATGTACCTTACCTTAGGTCTAATAATCTCCTGACCGGGATTAGTTAGCTCTTGCTTTTTAATATTAACAATCTGGAGTCCATCAAGCAAAGCTTCTTGTGCTAAGTCAGCAAAATCTGTAGTACCTAATTGCATCTGCTCCCAGCCAATGTCTTTGTTTAAAGCTCCTTTACCAAACATTCCTTTAACAGCACCGCTTATACCTAAAGAATAAACACCAGACATAAACAAAGCTTGAGCGTGGAACAAAGAACCAAATACAAATACACGCTTAAGTCCATTGTTAAGCTTAAGTATTTTCTCTGCCATATCTCCTACATTTCCTCTATGTGATATTGCAAAGAAGTCATTTAGTACATGGTGTATATTAGTATGTGCTGCGTAACCTTTTAAAGCATCATGTTCAAACTCTAAGTAATGTAACCCTTCTTGCTTACTAAATGTTTTATCTTTCTTTAAAGCTTCTAGTTCATCTAAGGTTAATAAAGCAGGCATTGACATACCTTTACCACCTTCAGGTATTCCTAAACTTAATCCTCGCATACTATTAAGAGCATTTTTACCTATAATAGTTCTAGACATAGCTTGGATGTAAACACTTAAAGTATCCTTAGGGTCTAGCAATCTTAAACTAGGGTCAATTAAAGGTTTACCATTAGCATCTATATCTTTTTGCATATCAAGAATTTCTTGACGAGTACCTCTAATAGTTCTTGGTCTATCTGACCTATCTCTAAGCTTTCCGTATATCTTAACTAAGTCATCAGGTGTTAATTGTCCTACTTTTTCAAACAAATGAGGAAAGTAATTGTTTAGGAATGGACCTATCTCTCCTGATTTGTACATGCCCTTCATGTCTAACTTAGTTACTTCATCAGCACTTTTAATTATTTTAGCTTCTTCTGCTTTTTCACCTATAATTGCTAATAGTTTTTGTATGTCATCTTTAATTTTATCTAAAGCTTTATCTCCAACTTTAGTATTTGTTTCTATAGCATCTACAATATCACCAAATTGCAACTCAGTTAAATCTTTAGCATTATCTAAGATACGCTGAGCTTCGGCTTCCCAAGCTTTAGCTACCTCACTAGATATTTCTAAATTCTCTGACACTTGCTTTTTAATACGCATACTTATTACATTTAAAGACTTACCTTTTAATGCTTTATATGCTTTGGGTCCTAATCCTACTGCTAATCCTGCTGCTAGTGCTTGTTGAAAAGGCTCTCCTTCTTCTTTATCTCCTAACGCATAGCCTGTTATAGCTGCTCCTCCTGCTGCTACAGGTAACATGTTAGGTTTTCTATCAAAAAATCCTGTTACTCTTTCTGCGTAACTAGGTGTAGTGTTTATATCTATTTCTTCAGGTGCTTGTGTATTGGCTGCTATTTCTGCTTTTACTTTTTCCACATCAACATCGCTGTTAGACATCTTTTCTCTTTCTTTGATAATCATGCTGTTACGAACTTCAGCCATAGCTTCAGCAGTTAAAAAATCATCTCTTTGCCTTTCGTTTTCAAAGTTTCTTTGTGCTTTAGCTATTTTAATCTTACCTTTTTCTCTAGCTAGCATAAATACCTGCCAACTATTAAAGTCTTCTAAGTAAAGACTTTCCATAGGAGATATATCTTTATAGTTTGCATCTCCATCTATTGTTCTAAAGGTTTTTCCTAGCTGTACTTCATCTTTTACAAGCCAAGGTAAACCTCCATCTGTAGCATCTATAGTTTGAATACCTCTAAACCCTGCTAATGCTCCTCCTTTAACTCCCCAACCATTATCATCAGCTATTTTTCTTCCCGGTGCGCGACTAATATCTACACTTCTGTAATCTCTACCTTCTCTTATGTCAGGAAAAACTCTATCAGGATTATCTTTTAACTCTTGTACATTTTTCTTTATAGTTCCTGCTGCCCTAGGAGGTATTACTTGTTTTTGTAACTCTTTTAACTCTGTTTTATCTGTAGATGTATTTTCTTTAGCTTTAGGCGAGCCTTTACTAGTCCTAGCCATTACACCTAGTCCTGCTAATACACCAAATGCAGAGCCAAAAGCAGCTCCTGCTTTGACATTCTTACCTTTTACATCCCCTTGGTCTAGTTTTGTATATAAAGCCTCATAACCAGCTCCTGCTGCGCCACCTGCTCCTATACCTGTACCCATCTTAGCTAATCCTCTAAGAGCAGCAGGCTGTATATTGTTTAATTTATTAAGTGCTTGAGATATAGAGTTAGCTCCAGCAGCTCCTTTAGCTGTAAGTCCTAACCACGCAAGTACACTTAAAGGTAAGTCTTTTAATATCTCAGCAGTAAATACACCTCCAGCATAAGCTGGGTTATTAGCTAATGTCTTTAAAAGCTTTAGTATTTCACCTTCATCTTCTGTATTTACTCCCCATCTGTCATTAAAACTTTGACCTTTAGTATCCATAGGAGCATCTAAATCTCCTCTTTCTTTATTAAAGACATGTTCTAAATCTCTTTGCATTAAAGCATTTCTTCTTTTTCTTTCTTCTAAATCTTTAAGTTCTTCTTGAGTAAGTTTTCTATATTTACTTAATTCTTCATAAGCTGATATACTATCTTCAAGAGCTTGCTTACCAAACTGTATGCCATTTCTTTGTACATACCACTTTCTTTGCTCGTTGTCACTAGCTCCTTTACTTAACAACAAACCAGTTAAACCTGAAGTAAACCAAGAGCCTATACTTTGATGTCCGCCTATAAACCCAGAGTTGTAACTATACTTCTGGTTCATAGGAGGATACATAGCAAGCTCCGCTCTTACTTGCGCCTCTCTTTCTTCAAGTGTTTGTAAAGGTAAAGCCATTTACATAAAGTTGTTAAAGTAAGATTCCATATTACCTGATGTAATCTGTTGTCCATCTACAGTTATAGTAGAACCTTGATACTGTTCTTCTACTTGGTCTGGAGTATGTTTCCATCCACCTGAACCACCTTGTCCACCAGCAGCTACTGTGTAATTATACTTCCAAGTACCCATCTTACCGTTGTGCATGCCTTTAAAATCAGGTCCAGCAGGTGAAGTTACAGGATTAAACCCTTCAGGTGTTTCATCTTTAGGAGCTGGAGTATTATTACCCTCAGTTTCTGTAGAAGTACTTGTAACTACAGGAGTATCAAAAGCTTCAGTTTCTGCGGTAGGTGTTTGTATAACACCAGCATCTTGAGCAGCTCGTTTGTTTACATATAAATCCTGTTGCGTACTAATCCATGTATCTAAATCATTTTGGAATGACTTAGCATCTTTTTGTTTCTTTCTAGCCTTAGCTATAATTTCTCTAGCTTTAGCTAAAGTAGTAGGTGGATTATCAGCATCAAATTCAAAGTTATGTCTTTGTAAATAGTATTGAATATTAAGTGCTAAGCCTTCATTAGAAGCATCTCTTTGAAAGTCTTTCATGTAAATACTAGCTTTGCGTTTCTTCATAGCTTCTACTTGAGCATTTTCTGTAGCTAATTCTGTCTGTACAATATTAGCTTCTGTTTGCGCAGCTTCTAGTATTTGTTTTTGCAACTCAGCTGCTTTTTCAGGAGCTACTGCTCTTATTCTTTGTAAAGCTTTTTCTCTACCTTCAGGAGTTGTAAAATCAGAGCTTTCATATATCTCTTGTAACAAGTCTTCTTCATCTTTAAAACCCATCATTTTACCTACGCTTTGAAATAAACCACCATACGCAGAATACGCACCTAGCATAGGCGCACTAGTATATCCTTCAGAAGTAGATACTGTTACATCATTAGGGTTAAAATCAAACATTCCCATTATTTATCTCCTTTAAAAAAAGTTATCCCTATCCATCTTACTACCTACTACTTTGCCGGCAGTATAAGACATACCTTGTGTGTTACCTGAGCCTCCTATTCTTCCAGCATATCCTTTAAAACCTCTTAAAGCATTACCTATGCCTCCGTATCTGCCCATAGTAGCATTAGCATTAGTTAAAGCAGCTCCTGATAAATACCTAGAACCCATAATAGCTGCGTTACTTAACATACCTCCAGTATCTACTCCTAGTCTAGCATAATCTAAAGGTAACTGTCCTAAAGTAGCTGCTCCAGATACATCTTCTGATATCCTACCTCTGTATCTATCTATCATATCTTGTACTCTATCGCTAGCTGATTGCCTAACTTGTAAATTAGTAGTACCTTGCGCTTCTCTTAGTCCTTGCATTTGACCTATACCACCAGTAGAACCTAACATACCTCTAGCCATTAACTGAGCATCCAAAGCTTCTCTTTCTGCCTCTTGACCCGGAGCAAGTAAAGCCATCTGCTGGTCATAGTATCTGTTTTCTGCTGTTAAAGGGTCGCCTTCTAAACCAGATAAATAACCTCTATTAGCATTAGCTGAAGCTATTAAATCATCTTGTTGTTTTTGAAAAGTTTCAGATAAACCTAATCCTATAGCTTTACCTTCATTATCAAATTGAACACCGCCAAGAGAACCTGCTACATTGTAAGGATAAGAACCCTCTAAAGCATATTTAGCTGCTGCTTCCTGCCCTGCTTGGTTTTCTTCTGCTGCTTTTTTAGCTCCTTTAGCTTGTAATGCGCTTCCTATTGCGCTTGCTATTAAATTAAATGCTGACATTTTATTCTCCTATGCTGTGCGTTTCCAAAAATATACTACGATGTATGGTTGTACAGCGTTGCCTGTGTGAGTGTGTCCACTCCCACCACCTGTTGATTGTGTAGTTTGCGTGCCTTGCGCTCCTCTAGTACTTCCTCCAGTAAAACCAGCAGTAGAACCAGATTCACCACTTACCTGATTAATTGTATGTGTGTGACTTGGTATTTCAGAAGTTGTAAGTGTGTGACTTCCTGTGTTTGGTGTTTTAGCACCGCCTGTTTCCTCTGCTGTATCAAAGTCTGTATCACTAGAATCCACACCTACTAATACTCTACCTCCTCCAAAGGCTACCCAAGTTGTTCCGCCTATCGCTGCAACAACTGCTGCTGAATCAGCATAATTTACAGTTGTAGTAAATATTGCACCTACTGGATAAGCTGCTGCATTAAGAGCATCTGCTGCTGTCTTTACAAAAGCTGTACTTGCTGCTTGCGTTGTATTTGTTCCTTCTGCTGCTGTAGGCACAGTTGGTATTCCAGTTACATTTAAGTTGTTAGTAGTAAAATCTTCTCCACTATCACCGTTTAAATCAGCTTTAGAATTAACTGCTGTTCTAACTGTTGTAAATTCAGTATTAAAATCAGAGCCAGATATTACTTTCGCAGCATCACTATCTGAGAGAGCATCTTTTCCTGACCAATTGACTGCTAAAGTATAATTACTCATCGTATTTTCCCTTGTAAAGATATAATTGACAAATCTTGAATAGAAGCATCAAAACCATTAGACACAATATTCATGTTTATTTTTAATGTTTTAGCTCTACCTGTTAATGGAGTCTTATATTCTCGTAATCCATATATAGGTGTATATTTAACATCGCCCCATAAAGAAGTAGCTGCTCCATATAAAGCAGTAGTGCTAGTAGCAGCAGGATTTAAAGCTATTTCAGTAGTGCTAGAAGAAATCATGCCATAATCTGTGTACCATTTAACTCCTAGTGTAGCTCCTGAACCGCCTTCTAATACTAATATTAATTTTTTTAATATAGAAGAAGTTACGGAATCGCCCATAGGTATCCATATAGAACTAACATCAGAGGCAATAGGAGAATTAGTATAACTAGCTGCTGAACTAACCCAAGCCAAATCCGTATCAAAATAACCTTCATAGCCTGCTATTCCTCCATCTTTCTGTCCTACTAACAAACCAGAGTATAATTCTGTTTGAATCATACTAGCCGGTTCTCTATCATTATTAAAACTCCATGTAGTTACACGAGGTGCTTGATTAGGAGTTATATGTTTAAAATCAAAAGCGTAAGTAATATTCTTTTCTGTAAAAGTAAGAATATAAACACCTTCATCTTCTAAATAAACAGATTTAACAGCAGTACTTTGTCCTATATTTCTTATTAAAGTATCTTTTATATTAACACTATAGTCAGTTAAAGGTACTTTATCTTTTTCAGTAGTACGGTTAAGTGAACGCAGTCCTGTAGCAGAAAGAAATACTAAATCATCTCCTACTGCTTGTACTGAATCTCTATTAACTAAACCTACACCACTAATAACTTCATTTAATGACATGTTAGATACATCATCAGGATTATCATATATAACTATATTGTTTTTACCAAATATAACTAACTGTCCAAAGAAAGGAGCAATATTTACTATTTCATCATTACCCCATACCGTTTTTAAATCAATAAAACCAGAACCAGAACCAGTCCAATCATCTCCATCTAATAAAACTGAGTAATAAACAACATCTTTAACTTCTGTAATACCTCCACACCAAAGTCTTCCATATCTTCCCATGCCACAACTAGGGTCAAAAGTTGTTATTTCGTAAGGCTTTGTAGCTGTTGAAACTTCTGCATTATCTAAATGATAAGTAGCTACAGTACCTGAAGCTCCTCTAGTACATCCTGTAAATGTTGTACTAGTAGTTCCAGTATAAGAAATTACTTCATCTCCTATTAATATTTTTCCATTAGAAGCGTAATTAGAAGTACTGTCTACAGTTATTGTAGTTAAAGTAGGATTTGTTTTAACTTCTACAACAGTACCTGTAGAACCTGCAATTACTTCTGCTACAAGTCCAGTACCAATACCTAAAATATCATTAGCAGTAAAAACTTCTCCTACTGCTGGAGTTGAATCTGCACCATTAAGATTAAAATTTGTATCTCCTAATGCAATAATTTTATAACTATCACCTGAAACCATATTAGGTGCTGTAGCTGAAGTACTTCTAGCTGTACTGCCAGTATCTATAGATGTAAAAATATCACCTACTTGTGCTGCTCTACTTGTATCGCCACTAAGAAGCTCCCACTTTGTATTTCCTAAAGCTGTTATTTTGTATGTTTTATCAACAACAACATTAGGAGCAGTTATTTCGCTTCCATTAGCTAAATTAATTGCTGTATCTGTACTATGATGTGACGACCATTTAGAGCCAGAACTTAAAGCTCCATCATATCTTTGAGGCGATACTCCAGCATGAAAACAATGTAGTCTTTTGTTAAAATTTATAAATTGCCAATTGCCTGAGCTATTAGCAACGGTACGCTTAACATCAGCACCGCTACTAGGAAAAGCAGCATTAGGAGTTGTAAAGTCAATTGTATAAATACTAGTACCATGACTAGCAAATATTTTGTTAGTTCCAGCATCGTTATGCTCCACCATAGAACCTATAGCTGTGCCAGTAGGAACTACTTTTTGTTTTAATCCTTTCCTAAAAGAAATCCTACCTGATTCCCTAAGCATTACATTATCAGCAGTAGTAAGAAATGAAGGGTCTAGGGATGAAGGGTTATATTGTGTATTTAAACCATTAACACCTAAATTAGTTAAAGATTGATATGCTAGTTGTTTAGCCATTAGTGAATATTTCCTATAAACCAATCTGATTCAAATTGAGCATTACCACTATCCATCATAATAGCTTGTGAAATAGCAGTTCCAGCTTCTTGTGCTGCTAAAGAAGATTGTGTACCTCCGTCTTCTCCACGCTCACCTAAAGCTCTAGCATAAGCTCCTAGTATTAAAGGCTTTGTAGGTATTTTAACAACAGTAGCAGCATTAGTAAGTACATCTTGATACTTTACTATGTCAAAAGAAATAGTTTCAGCCTTGTTAGGTGTAGGAGATAAATCTACTTTAAGGTTATTAGAGCTATCTGCTCCGTTAAAACCATAGTAATGAGGTTCTCCTGTAGA